TTACCACGGTCTGCATATCCTTCAACCTTAGCATTTTCAAATACGTTTTTAAATAACTTCTCTGTTACTAATATTTTTGCTCTTAGCTTAAACTTCGCAGCTATAGACCAGTTTGTTGTCTGCTTCGCTTGTTTGTTTTCATCTTTAGTTGTTGTTTGCCATGCTTTAGAATCAAAGCCTGTACATTCCCAAATAGTTAGATCTAGTTTAAAGATCTTAACGATTGTGTCTAAGTCTAAGTTCATTGGGTTTAGTTCTGATGGTATAATTACTGTACCAGTTCCTGTCTCACCAGTACGTTTAAATGCAATGTCGCCTATTGAAATCTTACCTTGCTTCAGTTTCTTTTTTTTGTTACCTTGCTTCAGTATGTGTGATTGATACACATGTCGTGCTCTACCCATAGTAATTTTATCATTACCAAACTTATGTTGTAGAGCTTCTAATACCTCTGTCCATATTACTGTGCCATTGGTACGTTTGTACTCATGCATGTGTTTTTGCATCCACTCTGCAATCTCAAAATTAATTTTTAAGGCTTGTGCCATATTGTAGTCTCCTTAGTATTTAGCTTTCTGGTTAGTTGTATAAACTTCCCACAAGTTTTCATATTTTAGATAATTAATAAACAAGACTATAGTTTCTAGTAAGGTTTTATTAATATACTTCTCTGAAGGTCTTTTTACTACATGTTCTACATAATTGTCTACTGTATCATTTTTACCAGCCGCAACTAGATAAATGAATTGCTTAGCTTCTTTGTTTAGGTAGAAATATAATATATGTTGTATTGTAACATCATCATCATATTTACCTTCATAGTAAGAATCCACGCGCTTTGTGTCATAAATGATTCCATTGTCTGGATCCCAAGCATCCATTTTACCTGATAATTTTAGTATAAAGCTTGGATGTTTTAGTACGCCATTCAACCATACTTCTTTAGGTAAGTGATTAATCTTTTCAGATATCTTTTTATGCATTCCTGCTGATACTTCTTTTTCATATTTCTTACCACGTTTTAAGTAGAAGTTGCTTGTGTATATTCCTTTTAATCTATTAACAAAATCAGCTTTACTGTTCTCTGATTGTGTGTTCATGTGATACAAGTAGCTATTAATTAATGATGCACTTAGTTTATACTTTTGTTTTTTTGCCACGCTTAATACTCCGTCTAAGTTTTCTAAGCTCTTTTCTGTTGTTACTAAAGCCTTCAAAGTCTTCATAGTAACCCCATCTTGATTTTCTTCTAAAGCCACATGTCCAAACGCGAAAATGTAATTCTCGTTTTGGTCCTGTGTCCTGCTCCATCCAAAGTTCTATCTCAACGATTTCACCTTTTCTGTGTAGGCCGAATCTTCCCTCAGGAAAAAACTCGCGATCTTTGTCCCTAAGCATCTTCAGCCTCCTTTGGTGTGTGTTCTTCTTTTAAAGCTTCTGTTACTGCGGCTTCAATATCTACTTCTTTTTTCTTAGCACCCTTTTTGGTTGGTGCTTTCTCAGCATAGTCTTTAATTAAAAGCTCTACGACATGATTAATATCAAAAGATAACTCATAGTGTAGCTTTTTAACTATAGCTTTCATAAGGTCAACAACTTTTATTAGCACATACTGTTCTGCTAATGTACGATCGAAGTCAACTATTTCTTTGTACTCTTCGACTATTTTTAAAATCTTTCCCTCAAACGGTGATGTTCCAAGACCAATAGCGTAAGCATCTGCTAAGATCGATGGAAGTAATCCAACTGAATGTGTAACGTTTTTCTTTACTAATATCTGCAGGATCGCTTTGATCTGACGCTCGATGTCATATTTAACTAAGTCCTCGTCATAGGTTTCTAGGTCTGTGTCCCAGATATCGGCAGCTTTTGCGTCAAAGAAGGGTTTGTACTTCTCTGGTATATCTGCCCATGGAACATACGTAAATAGTTTGTATGTACCTGCAATCATCATTGGATTATTACTCCAAGCTGCTGCCTTGTTTAGTATTCTCTTTTTTGTTCTCAACTTTATTCCTCCTGTTTATACTACTCTACATATATAATAGTCAGTTTTTCTATTTTTATATTTACTAGCGTTTTTGCATCATATGTGACACTAATCCTTTTAGTACATTTTCAACGGCTGATTCATAATCTTCCTCGTCTGATAGTGTGTTAAGATCAGTGAAGATGTTGATCAATGAATCATTGTCTAAATCTGTTTTGTCTTCTGACATGATTGCATTAAATGTTGCACCAGCAACAGCATCTGTAATATCTTTAGATCCTTTTGCGGGGTGATCTACTTTTCGTTTAGATGGATAGTAGATTACATTGAATAGCTCATGTTTAAACTTCTCAAGATGGTATGTATTAATACGTTCTTCATAGAATAGATTTGCTAGTGCAAGGTATGCATCAGCTGTTCTATCTACAGATTGATGACCTGCATTAATACCAAGCTCACCAAACTCTTGTAACAGCATCTCTGATTGGAATTGATCGGCTGTGAACTTACCAATCTTAATGTTGTGCTCTCGTTTTAAGTAGATTATGAAGTCACGTATTTTACCAATTGAGATTCTGTTTGGTTTGTTAGGTGGATCTATACTCAACATAAAGTCTACTGCGATGATTGGTACTTTGATCTCATCTTCAATTAGCTGGTCTTCGTTGTCACCTAATAACCCATAATTTGATTCTTGTTTGTGTATAGTTTTCCAACCATCAATGTAGCAACTTGCTAAAGCTGCACTGTCACCAGTCAAGGCTAAATCCAGGTGGAAGAACCTTGGCATTTCTGGCTTTCTAAACTTAAACCCATTTTTGAGATAGGCTTTAACGGGCATATATCCTGGTTGTGTCGGCTCTTTAGTTGTAGACAAAGTAATAGCAGGTCTACTGAAAGGATGCTCTAGACCGTCGTGTAAGGCGCTATTGTATGCAGTCTGTGATGTAAACAGCTTAAGTGCTGTTGCTGTTGAGAACCCAGCTAAGTTTTGTAATGCTGCTACAATATCGATTGTAAATGGTTTTCTATGTTCTTCTGGTACATGAACTAACTTACCTTTGATCTCTGCTGGTAATAATGTGTATGAGTCTTCTAGTGACAAATTACCAGGTAATCTTTCTTTTTTGTGACTGTTTAGTATTACATTGAAATCTTCTTGATCATATACAATAAATGGATCCATATCATTTCCACCAACATATACATAGAATCTTTCCCCACTATAGTTATGTGGCTTAACGTCCCATACTGCTGGTGATACATGATGAGTGTGTATATCATCTTTAGATTTTTCGATCATCTCTTCTGTAAATGATGATTCTACTGTAGCTGATGATACTAATATTGATAATGAATGGTTGATACCATTCACAATGAATCGTGATTCAGAACGAGTAATAATGTCTGAGTACAGTGAAGATACTTTTGTATTCATTTTAAAGTCTCCTTCTTCACGTGAGTTACCTGAGAAGAAGTTTGCTTCATCTAAGATTGAACCTATTAAGTTCATTCCTATAAAGTGATTGGCAACAGAACCAAAAGTTACGATTAAACGTTCTTGCGGCCAGATGACCATAGAATCTATACCATTACGACGTTGAAACATCTCTCTGAAATATGGTATTGAGTCTAGCCATTCTACTAGCAACGCGAAACCTGTAGCCTGTGCTTGTGTTCTAGTTACTGATAAGTATGCAAATGCTATTCTTGATACACCAAATAGATTGAATAGTGCAGCAATATTTTCATAACATGATAACTCATATATAACTCTGATAATACATAGTACAGCAAATGTAGACTTACCTGTACCATATGCACCAGTTAAAATTATTTGATTAATTCGTTCTTCTTTTGGACGATCAAAAACCTTTACAATTTCATCTTTCCAATAGTCATAGATGTTCTCTCCATCTGGTCCTACAAAGTAAGTATCATTTACCCACTCTTTAATTGGTTTGATAGGTCGTAAAAGTTTTGCTTTAGCTTTACCTTTTGTCAAGGCTCTCATTGCATCATAAGCTAAACGGATCTGATCTAACTCCTCAGGTGGATACAAGTCTTTAAGTGGATCTAATAAATCCTCAAAGCTTTGTCTCTCTTTTGTTACTTCTATACCTGAGTTAATTGTTAGCTTTGGCTGGTTACTTGTTTTATAAGCTAGCTTAGCCATGCTCTCACCTCTCTAAATCTTTATATATGCATAAAATATATTGTCTACTGCTGAATCATCGATCTCACGATCTGGGATATATCCACGCATATAAATTACAGGATTCGATAGGATTGTTTCGTATAGAATAATGTAATTAAACGTTTCTAATGTTGCATGTACTAGTGTAAACTCTACTCTAATACAGTTAGCATCATCAAAGACAGTATCACTTATGTAGAAGTTATTAATATCTAATGTGATTCCACCTGATTCTGATAACACCTTCTCTGAACTTGATACTGCATATTTGAATCCTGTTATTGCCTCTGTGATTGCTAATGGTGATGCTGGTATAGTTGTATCCCTACTGCCCTCAGTATAGTCCGTCGGAACACCTGTTGTGCTATAAGTTGGGTCAAAATATGTAAGAACCTTAAACCCATTTGCTACACCGAGATCTGCCTTTAGTTTTTCTAATAGTCTTTTTTTAATACTTTTGTTGATTACAAATGTGTTGTTTGCTGATCCGAGTGATTCATATGTGTATGCCATTAGATTGTACCTCCATCAAACTTTATTAAGAAGTTGAATTGTCTATCAGAATGACTTACTAAGTATGATCTGTTGTTGTTCCCAAGTGAAAGTAAATATTCAGTTGAATCTTCACCAAAGTCACCTGTAACATAAAGTCCAACTTTATCATAATACTTAGTACCGACATTGTGTACTAATGTGGTAATATACAAGCAGTTGTACATATAGGTGTCACCCTGAGATGAAGTAGGTTTAATATAGTATTCTAGTGAGTTTATTACCACTTCAAATGAACCTGCAGGTTTACTAGATACCTGGTTTTTTCTTACAGCATAAAACATTTGATCATTGCCAATTGTTTTTGTTAAAACTGGTGTTGCTACTGGTGGCGCTGTGTTTTCTAGCGGTTGTGATGCATCACCTATTTGGAAGAGCTTCATTGTAATGGACGTCTTTGTATCTTTTATATATTGTATTAGCTTTTGTCTGCTTAAATCATTTGTTATAAGTCTCATACTATGCCTCTCCTAACTGACTACCTGGCACATTATAGATATAAACTGTCTCGTAGTTTGAGTTGTCATATCCTACTGCAGTTAATCTGACTCTAATTAAACATGTTGAGTTTACTGGTAGTGTAGTATATTTTTTGTATGTTACGCTTGATGTTCCTGATATACTTCTAGTTTCTGAACCGTAGTCTGTGTTAAAGCCTCCATCAGTGAACTCCCAGTATACCTGTGCGGTAACAGCGACACTGTTATTATTTCTAATAGCAACAGATATTTCCCCACCACCATAAGTAACTTGTGTTGGTCCAGCTGTAAGTACTGGATCAATAAGTGTTGGTAGTACTACTGGCGGCTCAGCACTTGTAATAATAGATTTAGTTGAACTATTGTATGGGCTAGTCTTAGTACTAACTTTTAAATATGCTGCAATGTATACTGTTGTGCTATAACCGTAGTTGCTTAATGATTGAAATTGTTTTGTTAAGCTTTCACCTGGTCCTAATAGGAACTCCTGATGTGTTAAAGTTTTGTTGTATGTTGTAGTAGAGAAATCTCTCACTCTTACTAAAACCGGTAGATGCTCATATGGATTTGTTACTGTTACTTCATATACTAATGGATTGTTTGGATCAGAGTATGATACCAGTGATACTGATATTGTCGGTCCTGTTGTTAAGCTATCATTTGATGTGATTGGTGCATTGTCTGAATGTACACCAGCCATAAGTGAGCTAGCTAGATTTTCTAATATATTAAGTTTGTTTAGCATTATAATTGTGTAGATCATACCAGCTGGTCTAACTGCATTAATTACTTTATATAGATCAGAATCTCTTTTGATCTCATAGTAATCACCAATATAAGAAGCTGATGGATCTGGTACGTCATCTATTAGAGTTTCAATCTGTATTAGCTGTGCACCATTTGCACCGTCAGGATCCACTGTAAAATCATATGCTGCTGGGTTATTTACTCCTTGCACCTTACCAGTTTCTTTTGCTGGTTCTGATAACTTAATCAATAGGAAGTCTTCAATGATATTCTTAAGTGTTGCCATTGTACCTCTGTTATTGATATATTCTGGTGCATTTAAGAAGAAGTCTGGATTGTTATCTATAACTTCTAATTGTTGCTCCACTGTCAAACGTTCATCTAAGAGTGTAGCATTTAAGTCTAAAGCATTCAAAAGTCGTGCTTTCGCATTGCTTTTTTCAAGTATAGTATCGGCTGATGAGTTTTGTCTTAGATAATCAATATCTCTCAGATACTGCGTATTATTAATAAGCTCTCGTGATTCACCAATCATGTGTGCTATTAAAGCTAGCACTGCATAAACAGATTCAATCTCAACAAGCTCACTACCAGTGTTTACCATTCTCAACTTCTCTGGGAACGTGCTAACTAGAAAGTTAAACACTGATTTTTGTTCGTCAGAGAAGCTGTCGCTAACGTATGTACTTATTCTGTTACTCATTGTCTAACCTCCTAAACAAGGGTGAATGTAATGTTGTCTATCGTTGTGATGTCTACGTACTGATAGTATAGCGCTGTATTATTAGTTAATACAATACCATTGTAGAAGTAGTTGTAACCATAATTAGAAAGTGCTGTGTTTACATCTGCTTCTGTTATACTTTCACCAATATCTTTTGATTTTATTAAGTCATATATAATTGTTTGTATTTCTGATTTCTCAGCATCTGATAAGATCGCTGATGTTGTAAGTGCTACCGTCATGTCACCAACATTAGCCAGAGCGTTTGCTGTAGCTCCATCTGTTGAGTTTACGTACACTGTGATACCTGTAACATTATGTGCATTTAAAAGTTCAGCAAGGGCTTCAGTTTCACTGCCTACGCCAGTTGTTAATGGGTCATTGTATGTTACAACACCATTATTATCAACAGTTTCTTTTAACGCGTATACAGCAACATCTAATTGATTCATTCCAGCTTCACCTGCTTCACCACGTGAATTGTCTTGTTGATCCACAACTACACACTTGGTAATCTCTGGTACTGTTTTTTGGACACTCATAACAAAGTTCTCATAATCTTCTAATGTTACTAGTGAAGTTGCTGATGCATAATATGTTTTAAAGTTTTCTTTTAATTCATCTATACCAGGTGCGTTTGATCCTGGAATGAATGAGTCTACAACAGGTGTTAACGTTGCACTACCAGCACCAAATGGTGTTGATGTGAATGTTGCTGCTGATGTTACATCTGCTCCACTTGTAGTAATGTATTGGAATGTAAACTCAGCATCATCTGCATATTGTGCAATATCTATGAACTTATGTAGCTTTATGTAGGTTACACCTAGTGGGCTAACATTAAGCATATAAACATCTTGGTTGCTTCCTGTGTATGAATATAGATTATTTACTTCATCAAATAGTGTTGTTGGTATGTTTACATCACCATAAGAAAGTCTAGAACAACCTTCTGCGTTAAAGTTATTACCGATCGCTATTGGCTGTGCGCTTATCTCGTGTGACTTTACTTTGTTTGAGAAGTTACCTATTACTAATTTAAGTGATATAGGTAGACCTTGGAATAATTCAATAGTTTCTGCATCATTAAATGTTCTTTGTTCACCTATGTATACCCATGAAATGCCATCATCATCTACAAATGAATCAAATGGATTAATTGTTTGTGACCCAGATAGTGTAACTGTAAACTCAGCTCTCGCTGCTTTATAGCTATCTGGTTTGTATCCGAATGAATTACAAACTCGGATTACTGATTGTCTTTCTTTCGCTGTACTCATAAATGCTTCTTGCACTCTGTAGTCTAACATGTAATTAAGTATATCTTTATGTGCCGCAAGAAGTGACATAAAGATGAACATAATATCTGCTTCAGAAATGTTGTTCCACTCTGTTGCGAGTTTATCATCATCTTTAAATAAGCTGACTGTTTCTAATAATATTTCTTCATATGTTTGACTAGTGTAAGACAGCTTTGAATACAGTTGTTCTTTAACTGCATTAATTATTTCGTCTCTAGTTTTTGCCATTAATAATCACCTAATCTCCTAGTGTGAAAGATGCTGTAATTGGATTACCTACACCTTTCGGTACTACTGTTATGTTTACTTCCAGTGTACTCGTTGTTTTATTGAAGTTCATTTCTGTTTTTATTAGTCTAACCCTATTGTATTTAGTGATCAGAACTTCGATCTCTGACTTAATCAGATTAAATGTTGCTAGTTTGTTTGGTAAGTATAAGAATCTTCTAGCATCTAAACCGATGTTGTTCCCAAAGAATAATGAATACTTCTCAAACCCTAATAATATTTCTAGCTCTTCTTTTATTACGTCCAAGCCTCGTATTATTTTGGTCTCACCAGAGGCTGGCTTTATTAGATCGTTAAACTTTGTTCCACGTGCCATACTTGATCACCTCTCTATGATAATGGATTAGGAAATTGTCTAAGCCCATTTATGTGTGGGATAGCTAAAATTGTTTTAGCTGGCAGATTTAATGGATCTGCGATACCATTTGCATAACAGATCGCCCAATACATGTCTGATGTTCCGTAGAACTTAAGTGATACTAAGTCAATACGGTTTTCCATGTGTTTTGGTACTGTATAGGGCGTTACACCTGCTATAGGAATAATTGCTAAGTCAAGTGGACTTGGCATAGCTTTGATAGTGATTCCATCAAATAATGTTATCTCGTCAAAGTGTTTGTATCTGTTATTGCTTTGTATACTGTACGGTACTGCTTCATGTTTTATAACATAACTGTTATCGAATCTACCGCGAATGTCACGATCTTTTCTTTTGATCATGTTAAATCACCTATTTCTTTTGATCTGTTTTTTGTTTTTTAATGTAGGCGTCGTATTCTTCTTGACTGTTAAACTGTACAGTCTCTATTTTCATAGTGACACCCATTTTAACTTCTTTACCATTTGTATTTTTATTCATACTTTACTTCCTCCTATGCATAGTTGTTTACTGTTTTGTTAAACGAAATTGTTAGATCTTTAATGATGAATAAACCACCATATGTAAATGTGTGTGTGAATGTGTCATCTAAATATACAACATCTCCTAATGCTGCCGAAGCTCCATAAATTAATTCTAGCTTGTTAATAATGTGTCCTGCTGTTATTATATCACTAAAATCATATGCTACATCGAACTTAATTTGATCTGCTGTTTGATCATAATCCCAGTCCCCGTATGCTATTGTTGATTCATATGGATTTGCATCTGCATTTGATAATCTGATATACCAACTGTTACCACCTGGACTATCGTCTATATCCCATTGCCCAATAAGTATATCTGTTACATTGTCGTCAAGTGTTGATGTGTTAAAGTTTGCCATTGTTTTCTCCTTTTAACTGAACGTTATAGTAGTGTCTGCTTGAACAAACTTCCCACCATCGTCCCATGTAATTTGTGTAAATGCGTGTGTTACTAATAATAAACCTTTTGCTCCTCCGTCGTTGTCGTCATAGATCTTTATGTTGTCCGCCGCCTGGGCTTCAGTTGTAGTAAATGTATGCCCTGACAGCGTTACTACGTTGTTCGATATTGAAGTACTTTTTCCACCTATGCTCAAAACAATAGTTGTAGAATTGCATAGATCAATATGTTTCTCATCGATTCCTTTGAAACCTGCTGCTAACATTGATGCTGCTAGATTTAACCCAGCACTTGTAATTCCTTTTGCCATAATTTGTTTCTCCTTTGTGTTTTAGTTTAACTATTCTTTTTTACTAATACTACTAACTCATGCTCTGTAACTAAATGTGAATCTTCTAAGTAGTTGTACATCTCATCTGTAACTAAGTCTGATACATCTATGTCACTGTAATCCATGATCGTCATGATCATGTATAGAAACATCTTTGCTTGTCGCTCATCTACCTTAAAGCTTAAACTCTTACAAGATATATTGAGTTGTGCGAAGTCTATGTTAGCTCCGCGTAGGTCTGCTCCCCTGAAGTCTGTATTCATAACATCTGCATTGAACAGATTGGTGTTTCTTAAATCCGCATTTCTTAGATCCCGATTAGTAAGTATAACATGGTGTAAATCTTGGTCTGACAAATCTAATGTATGTTCAGGGTCTCCATTTACTAAAGCTTGAAAGTGTGCTTCTAGTAGTACCTCTAGGTTATGAGTCACACCATCAATAATGACATCTATGTCTATTGGGTTTCTCATACTGCTCATACTTATACCCCCTCTACTAATCTAGGGTGTGCATACCAGAACATAACTTGAACTGATATCGTACCATTTAGACTCTTCATGTCTTCATCAAATTGCTCTACCATAATTTCTATTAGTCTTTCTTTGTCTTGATGTTTGTATGAAGCAGTCCCTACATCATTTGTATTGACTAATGCTTCGTCTGGGGAGAATAAGATTCTCTCCCCCATACGAAGTTCATGTGTTTCTGTGTTTAACTCATTGTTTATAAATTCTATTACTTCTTCTCTTTTAGTCATCTTGTGACCTCCTTTAACTACTATAAACTCTGTGATATGCACTTAGGTCTTCGCCTGAAGCTTGACACTTAGCATACACATAGCCTACTTGGAATACTTGTCCTGTTGTCTTAACTGAAGTACTTAATGTATTCCCTGCGATTGTTTGCGAGTTTGTATCTGGTGTTGAGTCATTAAATTCAGACCAACATGTTGCTGATGAGTCATCTTCATTTTTAACTTGCCAACTGTGTGCACCTAGTTTACTATTGTAAGTAACATAGTACAATGTAGGTCTTTCAGTTTGTGGATTACTTGCTGTCCATTGTGCTGTGAATGTTGTGTTTGTTGTGATTGTTCTTGGTAATGTTGGACTCCAACCATCGAATGTGTATCCAGACTTAGTTGGTGATCCTGGGCTTGTAATCGTTCCACCAGTATCAACTGTTTGTGAACTGTAAGAACTTGGTGAAGCTCCTGTTAATCCAGCGAATGTTGCTGTAACTTGTAATACCCAAATTGCTGAGTATGTCTTAGTTCCTGTTACTGTTGTAAGTGATGGAGACCAACCAGCGAATCTATACCCTGACCTTGTTGGGGTAGGTGCATAGGTTGAAGCTAGTGTACCTGCTCCTGTTCCATAAGGTACTGAAGGTGCTGTTCCACCTGATCCTCCATTAGCATCGAATGTGATAGTGTAATAATTAAGTGATCGTTGCTCTGTTTGGTTTTGAGTTGCATATACTACTACAGACGTTGGGCTCCAATAATAAGTATATTGTGCTGTATTTGTTGTTCCACCTGAGGTAGGTTTATATGCTGTAGCTCCATACTGCACTGTATCTGTCTCAACCAATGCTAATGTTGAGTATTTTCTCCAATAAACATTATAGTATCTTGTTGAAGATGAGAACTGTGCTGTATATGTTGTGTTACCAGATATTGCACCGACTGTTGGTGACCACCCTGTGAATGAATAAGTAAGCGTGTTAGTAGATGCTCTAGTTGGGGTTGATCCATTATATGTTGGTGTTGTACCTGAAGGAACGTTTAAGTCTGTTTCCAATGCTGAACCGTCCCAGTTCTCCCACCATACAGTGTATTCCTCTACATCTGTAGTGAATGCCGTTGCGTTTGCTGTTGTTGAATCTGCATATCCCGTTTTTGAAGTATATGCTGTTGCTGTGTATTCTGTACCTGGAGACAATCCTGTGAAGTCACAGTACCCAGATTCCCAGTGCACAACTTCAACAGTTTTTGTTACTCCATTTAAGGTTATGTGAATTGTTGCGTCACGGTCGTCATCATTCCAGAAAGTTATTCTAGCTGTTGTAGTGGTAACTAATGACGCTACCCCACCAGTTGGTGGGTCTAGTTGAACTTGATCCCATTGAGCTGTATATATCTGATCTGCATATAGTGCTGCAAATGCTGGGCTCCAACTATTGAATGTATAATAAGGGGCCTTAGTAGGACTTCCTGGGCTTGTGGCTGTTCCACCCTCATCAATTGTCTGATCTGCATATGAACTCGGTGTTGCACCTGTTAGTCCAGCGAATGAAGCAGTCCATTGTGCTGTTGTTGTGTAACTCTCTGTATCACTAACTGAATAATTATAAGGTGATTCTTCTGATCTTGCTCTAGCTGAGAACCCATAAGTTGATCCAGCTGATAATCCACTTATTGTGAAGTTACCTGAAGTTGCACCTGGTGCTAGACTGTTAACTACTAGTGTGTTTGGTGTTGTATCACTATGAGCTGCATAGATATCAACGTAACTAGCTGAGTTATTTGTTGCCGTGAATGTTACACTATTAGCTGTTTTACTTACAAAGTTGATCTCTGGTTTATGAACTAGTGTACGTACAGATACTTGATCTATTGTTGAGTACTTAGTTCCTGGATAACCAGCATAGTACTTGTAAGCTTTAGCATACAACGTGTAATTTTCATCGTCTGTTACTGCTGGATTATAATCTACATAACCTCCATTTGCTGCTAGATCTGCTGACAAGTTAAGATCAGGATCTGAGTCACCCATTTCATAATATACTTTACAAATTAGGTGTGAATTATTGGTAATTCTCCAATAGATATTTGTATCTGTAACTGAAGAATGTTGTGTGATTGTTGGTTCTGCTAACTCTGTAAATGCTATAGTACCTGTTGAGATACTTGCTGTACCATTTGCTACAACCATTGCGTACCTAGAATACTGGGTGAAGTCTACTAGACTAGAAACTAATATATCTGCATAGTAAGTACCATTACCGTTCGCTGATAGTGAAACTGCCGTACCTGGAGTTAATCCTTCTGATGTTAAAGCGTGGTACATAGTAACTGCTACATTGGCGTTGTTAGTGATTCGCCAAGTAATGCTGTTTTCTGTTGTAATATATGCTGATACAGTTGGAGTTGGTACTGCTAATGTATCTGAGTATCCTCTATGCACTACAGCTGAATACAATGAAGTTCCATTGATTTTAGCTTGTGCATACATTGTATGGGTTGTTCCATGATCTAATCCACTAATAGTTATATGTGGATATGTTGTTCCATTTGTAGCTTGTCCTCCTGGTAGATAAATTGCACCACCAGTTAGCGGACCTGAACTATCATCTAACTCCCTATATATAATACAAGCAGCACTTGATTGATTTGTTACTTTGTATACCAGAGTATCGCCAGAGTTTGAAACTAACTCTACTAATGGTACTAATGGTAAAGCTTGTCCAGATTGGTTTACATCTGCCGTATCTATATATACCCCACCTTTAGTGAAGTATGCATACGCTGTTACAGTGCCAGCTTCTGTTGTGTTAATTGTGTAGTCGTAGTAACCGCCATTACCTGTAATAGTTCTATTGTATGCATCGATTGTGGCGTCATTATCATAATAGCATGTAACATCTTCTGTATTATTATTTGTTATTCTAAAGGTAACCGATGTAGTGGTTTGTGCGTGTACTACTATGACTGGGTCTTTTAACCAGATCTCATGAGTGTATGTACTTGCACCCTCTGCTGCGATTGAGTCTGCAACAGGTACGACTGGATTATCCCATTCTATATATGAACTCGCTGCTTTTGCGGCAATCGAATCTGCTATTGCAGTTAGTACATAGCTTTGAGCTTGTTCATATGAACTCGCTGCTTTTGCGGCAATCGAATCTGTTATTGCAGTTAGTATATAGTTTTGAGCTTGGCTGTATGAACTTGAAGCTATTGCGGCAATCGAATCTGCTATTGCAGTTATAGTCCAATCTTCATACTGAATGTATGTATATGAACTTGCTGCTTTTGCGGCAATCGAATCGGTTATTGCAGTTAATATGTAGTTTTGAGCTTGTGTATATGAACTTGAAGCTATAGCACTTATTGCTTCTGCTATGTTTTCTACAGGATTATCAAAGTTAACATATGAACTCGCGGCTTTTGCAGCAATCGAATCTGTTATTGCATTTAGTATGTAGTTCTGTGCTTGTTCATATGAACTTGAAGCTTTTGCGGCAATCGAATCTGCTATTGCATTTAGTATATAGTTTTGAGCTTGTGTATATGAACTTGCTGCTTTTGCGGCAATCGAATCTGTTATAGCTGTTAGTATATAGTTTTGAGCTTGGCTGTATGAGCTTGAAGCTATAGCACTTATTGCTTCTATGATATCCTCTACAGGATTATCAAAATTGTTATATGAACTCGCTGCTTTTGCGGCAATCGAATCCGCTATTGCAGTTAGTATGTAGTTCTGTGCTTGGCTGTATGAACTCGCTGCTATTGCTGCTATAGATTCTGATATAGCTGTTAGAGTCCAATCTTCATACTGAATGTAAGTATATGAACTTGAGGCTATTGCGGCAATCGAATCTGTTATAGCTGTTAGTATATAGTTTTGAGCTTGTGTATATGAACTTGAAGCTATCGTTGTGATTGCTTCTATGATATCCTCTACAGGATTATCAAAGTTGATATATGAACTTGAAGCTATGGCACTTATTGCTTCTGTTATTGCAGTTAGTATATAGTTTTGAGCTTGGCTGTATGAACTCGCTGCTTTTGCGGCAATCGAATCTGTTATAGCTGTTAGAGTCCAATCTTCATACTGAATGTAAGTATATGAACTCGCTGCTTTTGCGGCAATCGAATCTGTTATTGCAGTTAATATATAGTTCTGTGCTTGGCTGTATGAGCTTGAAGCTATCGTTGTGATTGCTTCTGCTATGTTTTCTACAGGATTATCAAAGTTATTATATGAACTCGCTGCCTGAGCTGTTATTGTGCCTGTTATAGCTGTTAGTATATAGTTTTGAGCTTGGCTGTATGAACTTGAAGCTATTGCTGCTATAGACTCTGATATAGCTGTTAGAGCCCAATCTTCATACTGAATGTAAGTATATGAACTTGAGGCTTGTAAACCTATTGATTCTGCTACTGCATTTAGTATATAGTTCTGTGCTTGGCTGTATGAACTTGAAGCTATAGCACTTATTGCTTCTATGATATCCTCTACAGGATTATCAAAGTTGATATATGAACTCACAGCTAACGCTGTGATTGATTCTGTTATAGCTGTTAAGATATAGTTCTGAGCTTGTTCATAAGAACTGCTAGCCTCTATACTCATCGAATCTGCTATTACAGTTAAGATATAGTTTTGAGCTTGGCTGTATGAACTTGAAGCTAACATGTTTATTACACCAGCAACATTCTCTATTGGATTGTCAAACTTAGTATATGAACTTGAAGCTGCTGCTGTGATTGCAGTCGCTATTGATGTTAGTATATAATTCTGTGCTTGGTCATATGAACTCATTGGTAGAATACTTATTGATTCAGCTATTGATGTTAGTATATAATTCTGTGCTTGTTCATATGAACTTGATGCGATCAGCGTGATTAATTCTGTAATGTTTTCCACTGGGTTATCAAAGTTAGTATATGAACTTGCTGGAATAATATCAAGTGTTTCAGCTATTAAATCATGCAAGTAGTTCTGTGCTTGATCATAAGAACTTGAAGCTATCGTTGTGATTGCTTCTGTGATTGAAGTTAAGATATAGTTCTGTGCTTGATCATAAGAACTATCTGCTAAGATAGAGATCGCTCCTGCTATTGCCTCAACTGGGTTATCAAATGTGTCGTATGAGCTTGAAGCTATGATACTTAGTGATTCAGCTATTGAAGCTAGCACATGATTCTGTGCTTGATCATAAGAACTTGAGACAGTTATTGTCATTGATTCTGCTATTGCTGTTAAGATATAGTTCTGTGCTTGTTCGTATGAACTTGAAGCTAAGATACTTAATGCTTCTACTATGTTCTCTACAGGATTGTCAAACTTAGTGTATGTGCTTGTTGCCACTATGTTCATGGCTTCAATAACAGCCGTTAATATATAGTTCTGTGCTTGATCATATGAGCTTGATGCTATAAGTGATATTGAGTCTGTTATAGCCGTTAGGATATAGTTCTGCGCTTGATCATATGAGCTTGATGCTACTAGCCCTATTGATTCAGCAATGTTCTCAATCGGATTGTCAAAGTTAATATAAGAACTGGCACCTAGTATACTTATTGTTTCAGCAATGTTTTCTACTGGATTGTCGAACTTATTGTATGAACTTGTTGCTATGATGCTTAGTGTACTTACTACAGTTGCTAAGATATAGTTCTGGGCTTGTTCATAAGAACTTGAAGCCACAGTTTCTATTACTTCATTAATATTTGTTAGTATATAGTTCTGTACTTGTTCATAAGAACTTGAAGCTTCTAGTGCAATGTTATCTAAGATAGTTTTTACTATGTTATCGAAGTTAATATATGAGCTTGAAGCTACAACACTTAATATCTCTGAGATATTCTCTACTGGATTTTTGAACTCTATGTAAGAGCTTGCAGTCAGCAGTTCAATAATCTCAGCTTGATTAGTAAGTATATAATTCTGTGCTTGCTCATATGAGCTTGCTGCAGTAATGTTTAGTAGTTCATATATTGATGTCAGTATGTAGTTAGCTGTTTGTTCATAAGAACTTGCAGCTTGCATATTAATTGTAGTGTCAGCTGGTGCTACTACAAATACGACATTGTTAAATATATTGTATGAACTTGCCCCAAGAATGTTAACTGTTTCAGCTATGTCTTCTACAGGGTTATCAAATCTAATATATGTACTGTCACCTATTAAAGTAATAGATGGTGTAGGATTTTCTACAGGATTCTGGAACTCTTCATAAGTACTTCCACCAAGCAATTCTATTATCTCTGAGATATTCTCTACTGGGTTTTGGAACTCTATGTAAGAGCTATCTGCTACTAAGTTAATAGTAACTTCTATTAGTTCTACTTCTACTGTTGATCCTGTTGTGAATGTTACTTGAGATATACCAGAATAAACACCTTCATAATATGTTCTAGCATATAGGGTGTACTGTGTATCTCGTATTAAATCTAGAATCTGTAATGATTCCGATGTTTCTGTTGGTTTAACTATTGTACTGTCTGTTGCTGGTAGTGCGTTGTCGATCTCGTAAAAGATCTGTTGGTCTGGTCTAGGACGCCAAACATTGTTGTTCTTTAGTTTGAAGTCTAAGTCAGTTGATCGTGCATCAATATCTAGTATAGATGGAGCTACCATCTTACCAAATACAATTGAATCATCTATGACTAAGCAGTCTAGATCTTTTAATTCTTTTGTGGTTGGATCCTGTAAATGGACTGTTGTTAGATTGTCTGATCCAATTTTAAACTTCACGTAATCTGCCATTTACTTCACCTACCTTTTATATAGTTATTCCGGTTCTGATGTATAGATATACCCAGTTGTTCCGAACTCATCTGTTACTGTTTTAACACGCACTAATCCAGGTATTAATTCCGATGCATATGGTATTGTAACTCCTTGTGAGAAGTCATCAGCACCTGCTGGCATACCTAAGTATAGCGGTTTGTTTACATCACCGTTTTCTAGTAAGACAAATAGCTTAGCTCCAACTATATTTGTATTAAACTTAGTTGTGTCTACTGTAGATCCTGGGATTATTAGTGGCTTAGCTAACGGTAATAAATTGTCAGCAACACCACGAGGTAACACACCATGTATAGTTGGAATCCTTACTCTTAGCTCAAGTGTAGGTAAATCATCAATATCTTTTATAACTTCAACCACGACAGCAATCAAATGCTTATCACTATAATTATTGGCCATTGTTATAACCTCCATCTCTTTGTGTAGCTGTTAGAACTGTATCATAAGGTGTAACTTCTCTAACTAAACTTAGCTTTGTAGTATATCCTTGTAGTCCAATTTTCTCTTCAATTAGTACTACTTTCCAAGCACCACTTAGTAGTGTCTGAAATCCTGACTTATTTCTTACATCAAGTTCAACTATATCTGTAGGAACGATGTGGTTATTACCGATCACTTCCATTTCAATAGTGTTAACTGTTGTAACTGCCGCTCTAATAGCTTCATAGATTCTATCTACTAACATATCGTCGTCGGCCTCTTCCATTGGTACGAACTTAACTCTAAGTGCGAATTGATCCTTTGCCGGTAACGGTAAGTGATACTCTTCGAACATTGCTTCTATTAGGTTCCAATTGTTCATGATCTTGTTATTATAGTACTGTACTACAGTTGTATCGTCACCACCATAGATCTCAGATGGTTTTGCTGGTACTTCTAAGTATAGACCATTAAGTAAAAATGTGTAGTCAATTGTGTCTGTTAAGGTAATGACCTCACTATTATTTGCATCTGCACCATAGCTGTAATACCAGACTCTGCGTCTTTCTGTTCTGTCAGCATACTTCTTAAAGCTAAAGTTTACTCTCCCACTTGTTGCTGTGTATAGTGTAACACTCCAATACTGTAGTTGCCCTGCTGATGCATTTGATACTGTCCTATTACATATAGGTAGTATCTTATTACGTATAAACTCAATATCTGTTTCGTTAGCTTCTAGTAGTAATGGCCAAGGGAGTCTAATATCACCAACACTTATATTAGCAAAGTTGTTAGTATCCCAGTTATTTCTTAGTGCCATCTTCTTTAATATTTCTTGTACACTAGCATCAAATACAAATGCCTGTGGTCCATATGTTCTTATTGTTTGTCTACCAAATGCACCAATAGATGCCATGGTTCCAAGATTATTTCTAGTTGATTTGTATTTAACAATAGTTAATTCATACAGACCTGATAGATCGTTTTCAAAACCATATTTAACTCTAAGCTTACCACCATTTGATTGGAACATTGATAGTAGTTTATACCCTGTCTCATCAAACATAGTAAGATTTATGTTTGGTAATGTGCTGCCTGTTGTACCTGTAAACCTTTGAAAACTTAGGTCCACAAGTCCATGTTTGTTTATATCAATTTCTGTTTTATTACCTGAGCTGTCAATGTAATCAAGGATAACATTAACTACTCTTAGCCCATTATTTTGTTGGGGCATAACTATACACCTCTTTCCATAGATCGATCATTGCATTGATTGTACCTTCAATGTCATCTACTAGAGCATCTCTTTCCTCTGGTAGCATCTCATCATATATTGTGTCATAGTAATCACCAGTTATATATTCAACTAATGTTTCTTTGAACTGTTCTAGCGCACCTATCTTTGTAGCAAGTTGTGCTACTTGTACTACTTTTGATTGTGCTGGTGCACCTAGTATGTTCCAGTTAAACAGATTCTCTTGACCTTCTAACATTGATTGTAAATTGTCAACAGTTTCTGACTTTGGATCCATAGAATCAAGCATGTTTAATAGATCACCAAATCGTTCCTGGTTTCTATCAAAGTACTTATTAGTATAGTTTATGTTGCTTTGTTTTTCTGCAGTTGTAATATTGTCACTAAATATAAAGTCTGATATTGTTAGATCAAGCCCTGTATATTTTTTTAGATTTGCTACTAACTGTGTTTCTGATTCTGATAATCTTACTGTGTCGTTGTATGTTAAGAATGTTTCAATCTCTTCATTTTCTACGATAGCAGTAGCTTGACGAACTGATGGGAAGATCAGTTGAGCTGTAATAGTAAATGATATATCTACCATTACATATCTACCATTTCTAAATGGTTTCTTCCAAGTGTGTTTTGTTTCAAGATAACCTCTACCAGCTATTGCTCCTATTTGGAAGTAGACATTTTGTCCACGTAGTAGTCCTTGGCTATCTTTATATGGGTATGACATTGATTTGATGTCATCTATTAAGTCTGTTATCTTTGTGTATTTAACTTGAGAATCAGATGCTGACGTTGTTAATATAGTACTACCATCTGTAACCATGTCTTCATGTAGTGTAAGTGTGAATGTATAAGTGATATCAGATCCACCTTTATACATATAGATTGGTGACATACGGTTTAATACTGCTTGTGGATTAAACATTGGATTGTAGCTGTATGCTAGTTCCTCTGGTATAACTTTATTTATTATGATAGATTTTTCTACAGGTTCTGTACCAAGAATTGCTGTTTGATATGGTATGAATGTAAATAGTATTGATTGAAACGGATCTGCCATATTATTCACCTACCCCTGAAAATACTGAGAAGTTTTCTATGTATTTCTCTAATAGAGTTCTTAGTCCTACATTCATTGTACATAGCTCTACTGAATACCCAGGGCGCATCTCACAAATTAAAAATCCACCTAGTATATCTTCAAATATTCTTTTCTGTGTATTATCCATAAACTGAAAATCATAATAGTAGTCTCGTTGAACGTAGTCGCTGGGATAACCACTACCATATTTTAAGTCATAAACACCTTTCATCTGTCTTTCAGTTGGATCACTACCAAATACTTTTTTGTGTGCCCATTGAAATCTAGGTGGTGGTACTAGGTATTTGTTTACTAATGCATCTATAGTTTCTAATAAATCACGCATATTATTTACTGCATCTCTATATGACATAGAACCTAACATACTTATTATATGATAGTATTCTCTTAGTACAATCATTAGTTCCACAACATATGGGTGTAGATTGTCTGTTTGGAATCCATTATCGAAGTGACCACTGTACTCTGTGTAGTGATACCCAATATCCCATAGGAATGATCCATAATCTTTTTTTTCTTCATCAGTTGTATTTGGTGTTAAATACCAATCGGCTAAGTTACCATAGAACTGATCTGAGTTTGGGTCTATCTTTGCACCACCAGCTGTAACAATTGGGTATTCATCATTTTTTCTGTACTGATAGTCCATTGATTGCATCATGTTATCACTAACTGATACTTGCCATAGTGTAGCTAGCTTTTGTTTTACAACATCATACTGTCCAATGAAATAATCATCTACTATGTTGTCTTGATAAAAGTCTGCAATAGATACACCATTTGGTAAGGCACTTTCATCAACAAGAAGATCCGCACCATATGAATCTGATATTACAGTGTTGTCTAACTCATTTAAGACATAGGTCTCTGAGTTATCTACAAGCTCATGAAATGTAAAGGTTATACTAATTGTTGCCATTTTGTATCTACCATTAACGAATGGTTTTTTATATTGTACACTGGTTTCGATATGACCTTTACCAGCAAACTGAGTACCCATTTGTAAATAAACAGAGGGTTCTTGAATAACATCATTTACCTTATTTTTTGGTTTACTCATTTGTTTTAATTTATCTACAAAGGCATATACATTTCCATATACGCCTTTTACATCATCATGTATGTCTATAGAGAAAGATATCTTTTTCTCGCCTCCACCAGTATAAAAGCTTAGTGGGTGAACAAGACCAAATATTTCTCTTTTGACAATGTTTGGTGAATATGATTCTTGCATTGCCTCTGGGATAAGTGGTACTTTTATGTAAGCTACATTATTCTCTTGTAGTAACATAGCATGGTTTGTATTCCCTGATGATTGTCCAACTGCAGCCATGTCTAATAGTAACAATTCATTAACTGTAGTTAATACATTGAATCCTTCATTTAAAGCCATGAAGGTTTGATTTGAAGACCAGGGTTTTGTTAGTCTTTGTTCATACATTTAGTTCACCTCTAATCGAATACTAGTTTTGCTTTTGTTTCATTTATAGTATTTCCCATTAGGAACATCTCTCTATTTCTAGAATATTGAGAATCTAATACTCCTGCTAGGATTTCTGTTTGTTGATTAATCGCGTCTACCATTGGATCACCTGTTAAGAATGAAGCACCTGATGCAGCTCTCGCTGAGGCTCTTCTTTCATTATCTAATGATTCCATCATAGATGCGCGTTCTTTTTTAAGTTTACTCTTTTGGACAAGTCCAGTACCTAAGCCAATAGCTCCACCAACTACAGCACCGATACCAGCACCTATAGCAGTACCAACAATTGGGACTATTGAACCTATTGCTGCTCCGGCTAATGCTCCACCACCGGCCATACCAGCCATGTTCCAGTTAGCTCTGTTGTTTGCTTGCTTGTTACTTAGATTAGTGTCCATCATGTTTTTCTTCATTCTGTTAGATTGCCATAATGCAAGCCCTCCACCAGCTAAGGCTCCGGCTCCGGCAATACCTAATGCTGCTGCACCAGTTGTACCGAACGCACCAGTTAATCCACTGATACCTCCACCAGCTGCTGGTCCAAACAACGATGTTTGTCCTGCTAGTTGTCCTGCTCCACCTGCTGCACCTTTTCCGAAGAACTTAAGAAGTCCACTAAAACCTTTTCCTAGTAGTCCATTTTGCATTGAGCTTTGTAGAATAAGTACTCCAAGTTCTGCGACCATTGTTTTAGTTAAGCCTTCAATACCATACAATCCAATATCCTGGAAGAACTTACCAACGGTTTGTGTTGCTTTCCATGAGTCTCTCCAGTTAGTGAATTGGTCAACGATTGCTACATTTAAACCAGCAATCTCATCTTTCATTGATGTATTGATGTCTATTAATTTGTTCTGTAGTTTATCATCGTAGGCTTCAAGATTTCCACCATTTGTAACGATGTTCATTATATCATCATCAGATAAACCGAATGAGCCACCGATACGTTGCATATACTCAGCTCTGACATAGTGATCATCAATATTATCAAATGTGTCTTTGATACCCTTGAATAGATCCATAGTAGCACCAGCATAATCTTGGCTAGTCATCTTTTGTTGGAACTCACCAGTGTCAAAGTTTTGGATCATTGCTCCACCTTGATAAAGATTTGCCATCTCTTCCATTGTACCGAACTGTGAAGTCTTCGCCAGCGCAGTTAAGAAGTTTGTAGATGTTAGCCCTATGTTTGCTGTTAGTGCTGCAGCTCTCATTAAACTTTCATTTGCATTCATCTGAGCATTCATGTTACTTCTTGATATAAAGTTGTTTGAAGCCATCATGTCTGTTACTGCACCTGATAGCATACCTATACTTATACCAAACGTATTTGAGAATGCATTTAGTCTGTTACCCATTGCTGTAACGAATCTTTCAGTTTTCTCACCAAAGATACGATAACTTTGTTGGAACGCTGTTGATAATTCCGCAGGGAAACTACCTAACGTTTTTGAAAGTTGCATGACAGCAGTTGACACACCATTGACATCGTCCATAGGTATATCTTTCCAACCATCAGATAATAGTTTTTCTTGTGTAGCAATTAAATCTTTTACATTGTGAACATTTTGATTTACTTCTTTGTTCATTTCTCGGGTAGATTTATAAGCTGCATCATATAACTTAGAATAGTTTTCCCATGTTATATTTGAATCAAGCTGCATTTTATGTGAGATCTCATAGATCTCTTTGTTTGTAGCTAAAGCATTCATTAAATGCTTGTTACCCATTTTAAGATACTTATTTATGTTACCTTGTAGTTTAAGTCTGTCTTCCTCAGCTACTGCTAATTCAGCAGTAAGTTCTATTTCTTTCTCTAATGCTTTTAGTGTAGCTGCGTTGGTGTTACCAGCTTCTTTTAGTTTTCTCTGAATCAGTTTTAGATAGTGGTAACGGTCTTTTTCAGTTTTAACTATCTTCTTCATTTTCTTCAGAGCATCATCTAACTGCTTAATGTCTAAGCTTTCAAGCGTCTGCGAAAGTGAGAGTGCATGCTTGTGAGCTGCTTTACCTTTTTCATCTAATGCACCAAAGATCTTTGATAATCTTTGCTGTTCTCTGACGTCTAGGTCTTTATTTTGTTTTAATCTTTTATCATCTGGTTTTGCTGTTGGCATTCTTGTCACCTCTTACCTTAAGGATTATTTGTTAACTGCGTCATTTTCTAGTACAACTTGTTTCTTTAACAATATATACCATTGACGTAACTCGAAGATTGTCATTTTATCTGAGTCTTCTTTAGTAATCTTACCATGATAAGATAACAGGAACTGTAACTCCATGAGATCAAGCACTTCTGCTTCTCTCATTTTATAGAATGCTTCTTTAATAGCTGGATCGAGTTTGTTAAGAACGTCAAACCCAACTCTGTATAATTCAATAATGCTAACGAAACATATCGGCGTTAAGGCCTATACCTCCAGGATACTCGATTTTGCAACTTTCACAAGGTACAAGGAATGTAGTATCTAAACCAAACTTGATTGTTAATCCTTCTGCTATTTGTATAACATACTTACCAGGAATCTGCTCAAGCCACAAAACTAGCTCTGAGATTGATTTTCTTACACCATTAATACTTTTTACTTTAGCTGCTGCTAAAAGCAAGTATGCATATGAATCTGGTAGGTTACGTTTCGTTTTATATGTATCTATCTCTTCAAATGTGCGAGCGGTAGGTATTCTAGCCTCTAACACAGTTTTCTCTTCATCATCTAATGTAAGTGTTTTCTCTAAAGTTTCAACAGTTAAATAGGTTGTTTCAAAGTTATCATAACTTAATGTATGATCTTGAATGTGAGAGCAGAAAGGGCATCTCATAGTTTGCATAACCTCATTACCAAATGTTAATACTCTAGTCTTATGTAGAATATATTGTTTATCCTCATCACACATCGTGTCAGGATCAACCTCTGGTGTTGTTACTTTTTTGATTACAGCGTCTATTGATGCTGTTGATAGTGAACTGTAGATTGTTGAAATCTCTACACCTCTCATACCTCTTACTGATACTTCTGCCGGTACTTTAAGTAGCCCAGCTGAAGGTAGTTTTACTTTATCGACATTGTCCATAATACTCTCCTTATACTTGTAAACGTTTTGTTTACTTCTCTATTAATAATAGTTTAGTGCATCACTATTATGCTTTACTACATCATAGTGTGTTGTTTGATGTATTAAAATGAAAACAGCTCGAGTCTGTTAAGTAACAGTTTCTCGAGCTGCGAGTGTTTTGATTTTAAACTTAACTGTACTTAACTATTAATATTTCTCGTAGCTTGGTGCAAATGATTGTTGAGGATCGATTTGAATAGTGAATGATATTTGTTTCATTTCACCTTGTGATGCATCTAGTTCCCCTAGATCTAATTCAGAGATCCATAATCCTTGCAGTCTCCACTCACGAATGAATTGGCTGTTTGCCGCATATTCACGAATAGTTCCAGCTTTTTTGTATTCAGCTGAATTACCAATTACACCAGTTTCCCAGTCGTATGTTGATTGATACCACGCTAATACAGCGTCTAATTCTAATTGGCTAAGTGTGTCCCAGATCGTAACCTGTCCACCTTCCCAGCTTGCAACACCAGCATACTTTTTAGCATCGTTCCCGTGTCTTAATTCTAATACATTTAATTGTAATTTAGGTAGGAATGCTTTTTGAACTACTAGATCTAAAGAAGATCCTTCTAAACCATCGATAGATAGTATAAAGTTGTTCGTACGTCTTACGTCACCTAAGTTACCTGTTAAGTTGTGAACGCTTGTAATGTCACTCATTATAATACACCTCCACTAGTTTGTACATCGAACTGACTGTTAGTTTCTCTAATCACTACATTGAATGTAATGTTTTCTACCACGCTTATAGGCATGAAGTTTACTGATACCTTAAGGATTCCATCAATAACATCTTGCTCAGTCATTGTAAGTCCTTCACCACATGCTACTTGGAATGATGTGATACCTTCAGATTCTAACATATTTTGTAAGAACGATCTAAGTTTCATTGTTACTGAAGTCCAAGTCTTTTGGTTGTTAGGTAGATGCTCAGTTGATAACGCAACTTGATATAGGAATCTTTTGATAACTAAAGCTGTTGTAGTTACATGAGATCTTTCTAATGTACCTTCACCACTATATTGTGTATTCTGTGATACGAACAGTGGTCCGATACCAACGCGAGATACTAATACATTGATGTTTGCTGCTTGGAATAATTCTTTTTCTACTGTTGATAAGTTTCTGCTTAATGATAAGAACTCTGTGACCTTACCATTTCTTTCACCAGCTACTGGTAGCCAAGGTGAGCTTGTTCTTAACAGTTCTGCTTTTTTAGCTAATGCAGCTAATGAAGCAGGGATCCCTTCAAAGTTGATACTACCTTCTGTAGTAACTAATGCTGAAGTGAATCTTGGTGCAAACTCAAGATAACCCGCATTGATGAATAACTCAATCTTAGGTGATGAGTTTGTTACTGCTGGAATACTTGATGAGTCTGTGTCTGGTGCTAGGTCTAAGAATAGTTGAGCGTCTAACCCAACGTCTCCACCTGTACCTGCGATGATCACAGTCATTGCATCTTCTAAGTTTCCGGCTTCAATGTAGGCATAAGGCATACATATCATTCTATATTGTAGAATATCTATGTCGTCTACGTTACCTGCATCTGTTGCACTGAATGTTCCTAGTGATACTACAGGATAAGCCAATACGCTTACACCTGCACTTAGTAAATACTCAAGCGCATATAGTTCTTTAGCTGCAGCTACGAATGGATCATATGGAGTCAGTACTACTGTGTCCGCTGTCCATGCAGTGTCAGTTGCAGTATATAAAGTGTTGTTAGCTGTGTTGTAGTGTGTATCACCAATAACTGATACACCTGATGGTGCTATAGCTGATACTGCGTCAATTGCTACTCCAGCATCCCATGCTCCACTAGTTGCTGTGAATAATAATTCTGCTACAGGATCTACCCATTGATCATCATCTGCAGGTAGTACTGGATTATCGAAAGCTGCTTCGAAGGTAGTCCAGTCATAAGCATCAATTCTGATTACTTCGCCCCTAGCTGTCAGTGCTGGGACTGCGTTCTTTAGTACAACCAGTGTTAAAGCTTCATCATTCTTAAATGGAACTGCACGTTGAGTTTGTACATTAATTTTAATTGCCATTTACATTACCTCTCTTTATGTTAATTTCTTAAATAGATCATTTAGGTTTAGATCTTTTATGATACCTTGTTTTATTAATGCAGAAGCATTTGGTGGAAGTTTATTTCCTGATACTAAATCTAGGTTCGCCATCTTAAAGAACGCTTTGATGAAGTCTAGATCTTTTACCGTTTCTGCTTCTGTTAAATAACTGATATTCATTAGTTTTATAAAACTAGACAAAGACTTTGAACTTTCTAACTTTATCTGTTTTCTAGCTTGCTTTCTAAGTTTTGCTAGTTTGTCTCTGTAATATTCATTTATAACTTTTACTTGGCCGTCTTTGTAAGCTTCTAATACATAAGCTGGAGCTTTTCTTGAGTGCTCTAACTTGTGTAACTCTTTGTAGTATTTCTCTCTATCAAATACTGAATCAATTTTTACATTCATGTGTTAGCTCCTTTATAAGTCATCTGGATCAGACCCACCGACATCTAGTGTAGCATCTACAGAAACTAATTCAATAGCTGGAGTACCTTTGAAGTTGATGATCTTTGCACCTTTAACATCATACGTTAATGCATAATGATAGATGCGGTCTCCTTCATCAAATGTACTGTTGTCTACTGGTCCTGCGTCATACTCAATGTCATATGATTCAACATAGTCTTTACCTGATTCTTTGTCATTTTGCGATACTGTTAAGTACTGATCTAAACTCAGTGCATGTAACAGCTGCTCCGTTAAGTCTTCTCTATCTTCAGGTGTCTTCGAATAGATATCAATTTGATAAGGCAGGTTTACTACTAACCATCTTGCCATCGTTTTTTCGTGTGTCACTGCATCTTCAAACACAGGGATACCACGTTTACGAGCGGCGAAGTTTTGGTTTGGTTGAACTGAGAATCCGCCAGGTCTATAAATAGATACGAGTGGAAACTGCAGTGCCTTTTTAAATGGATTGGTGTCGACTAGGTTGTAAGCTACGTTGTATACCAATGAGGTCTCTGCGAAGATAGTATTTGAATACCATGCTTTGATCTTGTTTGTAAATGCGATGTCAAAGTCTTTTAGCATATGATAATCCTATACGATATCCATAACATATTGAATCAGATAAGATATAAGCATAATTACTTCTTCGTAATCTTCTGGTATGTTAGAGATGTTATCAAAGAGTGGTCCTTTGTCCCCTACTTTATATGATACAGCTTTCTGTGATTTGTTGAACCCAAACCCATAGCTCGTACCATTATGTTCCACGTTAACAATTACGTGGAATACTAGTAGTTTATGTCGTTGATCTTTAGGTACCTTATATATATTCTTTTGAGAATATACTTCGAATACATCAAAACCTTCGAGTTTAATTACAGATAGCTTGTCTGTAAGTTCACGGCCGAACTTAAGCGCTCTCTTGTAAGATTGGAAAGTGGGATAAATTGCTTCTGCTAATATCTTTAGGTCTACTAATATGTTAGACATATTTTCTGCTGCCTCTAAGATCATGTCTTCTACGGCTGCATAGTCTTCTAAATCTGTCTTTGTGATAACGTCTTTGAATACGTTAGCATCTGATTCTGTAATCAGGTTATTCTCGCGTAGTGATTTTACTAGACTAAATAAGTCTGTTCTAGTGTTTCCCATGTGTTCACCTTCTGTCTTTCTTTTAGTAAATAACACACTGTGCATAACTGTAATCTGTGTTGTTATTTATGTAAATAGCACAGTTCTTTACTTACATAAATAAGTATGTCCCCCAGACCCCGAAGGGTCCAGGAGGAAATACGAATTGTTAGTGTTTAATACTTATTAATACTACTTATTGTACTGAAGGGATACTAGGTGCGTAAGCATCAGTTCCGATAGTTCCTAAGTTAGTATCAGTACCATCTTTAGATACTAAGTACATTGGCATAGCCATTGGTTCATTAATGATTCTACCTTTAACGAAGTAATCTGCGTTAGTTACTAATTTACCATATGACATTGTGAATGCTCTACGGATAACGAAGTCATCTAACGTAACTGGAGTAGTCGCAACTACAGGAATGTATGGAGCGAAGATGATTCCAGCATCAAGATTGTCTTGATCATTTTTGTATAATACTAACCAGTCGTCAGCATCTAAATCAGGAATAGCAATAACTTTCATGTTGCTTCCAAGTTTACCGATTACAGTTGGTCCACCTAATTGGCTTCCGAACTCTGCACCTTTGTATCCAGGAAGAGTCTCAACGATAGTTTGTGCGTTTAATCCTACTACTAAGATGTTACCACGAACACGTTTTGAGATTCCGAAGATATGGTTTGAAGCAGCGATTACTGCATCTTGGAATGATAGTTTATGCATTTCGTACATACCATTAGCAACACCAGCTGCTTTGTTCCATACGATTTGTGCAGGAGCACTTCTCATGATTTCGAATACGAAGTCTAAGTCAGTCTCACGTTTTAATTCAAACATTGCAGCTTCAGCAAGTTTATCTTCTAATTTAACACCGAACTGTGCTTCGAAACCGAAACCAGCTTGGAATGAGTAGTTAGCTTTGATAGTACGAGGTTTAGCAGTAATGTCTCTTGAATCGATGTTTGCATTGATTTCAGGTACTTCAGTAGGAGCATATTTGTTATCATAAGCATAAGCTAAGATTCCATCTTCTCTACCACTTGGTGCCCAACCATCTGCAGTTGCAGCGAATGTCATAGTTACTTGAACTGTTGAAGCTCCAGCAGTTACAACACCATTAGTGATTGCTACTGTAGTTCCAGCACCATCAACAAATGATCCAGTGAATGCAGTGTCTGATGACCATGCTAATGAAGCATATGATCCATCTGCATTTTTAAGTTGTAATGATCTAGCAACGAATGGTCCCCAGATTGCGATAGCTCCTGAGTCATAGTTGTTATGATCTGTGTCGAAAGTTAAGTTTCCAACAGCAACTCTTGGTAAGTTTACCATGTCGCTTGAGAAGTTAACGTCAGTATTGATTTTGAATGGAGTGATTAATGCATCACCTTTTTGTACATTACCTTTATCTGATCCAGCTACTGTTTCGTAGTAGAATACCATTGCTTTTTCAGTTTTGATAGGTTGTGTAGACGCTAATTCAGTAGCGATTAAGTTAGGGAAATATCCGAAGAAGATGTCGAAATAAGTTTTCATTAGTCCAACACCAGCACCTTGTCCAGTCACACCATATACGGCAGGTCCAGCTTGAGTTGCTTCAGTTAAGATACTTACGGCTTTCACCATATTTTCTGATAATACTTTGTACATGTTCATATTGAACTTGTCCATGTCTTTAACACGTCTTTGAATGTCTTCTTTAATAGTACGAGGTCCACGAGCTTGGCGTGTTTCTGTTACTGTTTTTACAGTTTTAGGTTTCGCACGTTCAGAGACAACTGGTGCTTTTTTTGCTTTCTTGCGTTCGTTAATACGAGCAAGGATTTGTTCTCTTGTTACAGCCATTGTTTTCTCCTTATGAGTTTATTTTATTTTATTTACCCGGCTTGGGCATTGAGTGTTTCATAACTTTAACTCAGTTCAACTGTAACTGTATTCTATTGTTAACCCCGTTTGTTTAGGGATTTGTTTATCTTTATTTATTACGTGATTCTTCTAAATCAAGTAGATAATCAAGTTCTTCGTCTTCCATCTCATCTAGGTCTTCTTCGTCTAGATCATCAAGTAGAGCAGCTTCTTCTTCGTCGATGTCGTCATCTAATAAGTCTTCATCTTCTAAGTCACCAAGATCATCAAGTTCTGCTTCTTCAACAGGTACTAATAATTCTTTGATTTCAAGCATTAAGTCATACACTTCTTGTAGAGTAGGTTCTGCAGCTGGTTCTTCTTCTTCAGGATCTTCTTCAAGATCTTCGTCTTCTTCTGCTGCTGGATCTTCATCTTCAGCTGGTTCTTCTTCAGGATCTTCTTCAGGATCATCATTATCTAATCCAGGATCATCTTCGTCATCTGCGAAGTCGTCGATGATATCTGATTCATTAATTTTACCTTTGTTTCCTTCTTCATCAGCTTCAAATAAGTTTTTCTTTTGGATTCTTAACGCTGATTCATTTAGTGTAGATAACAAACGATTTAGTTCAATGCGTTCTGTCATATTACAGCTTAAGTCGAAGCGTATTTTACCATTGTACTCTGAAGTTTGATACTCGATTGCTTGCTCATCTAAGTGCTTACTAATGCCATCAGCTTGTTCAGGGGTTACATTTACTCTGTAGCCTCTACGTACTGGGTTCATTGATTCTGCTTTCATGTTTTCTTCTCCTAACACTGCTTTATATGCATTAACATTATCTTGCAGTTCTTTTAGTTTTAACTGGCACCAATTGTTATCTTGGTTCTTACTAATAAAGTCTACAACATTTTGTGGTTGCATTCTATATAGTTGCTCAGGATCCTGTACTTCACTGATTTGTTCGTGGAAGTCAATTGCCCAAGGTTCTAAATATTTCTTAATTGATTCATCTGATACTAAACGTGCAGCACCTTTAAGTTTTTCTTTGGCACTCATTTTTTCTAATTCTTGAACTCCTCTTTCGCCTAAGTTCTTTTCAACTGATTTTTCAAATCTGCTTACTAATGAAACGGCGTTGATGAATCCTAGTTTAATAAGATTTCCAATGTTCGCTTTTGTCCAATGTCTTTTGTTACCTTCGTTGTTACCTTCTAATAAGATTTCAACTGCTGTTTGTTCAACAACTGTTTCTTCTGTGATTGGTTCAACATTATCTTCAACTACTGGTTCAGTTGATTCTAATGGTGTTTCTAAAGGCCCACCGTTTTCTGTACTATATAAAGCTTCTTTAGCTTTTTCTAGTTCAGCTTCTAATTTCTTTTGAATGCTCTCACGTGATTTCTGTCCATACTTCGCTTGGAAATCTTCGTCTGACATTTTCTTTAGTTTGTAAATTGCATTCACAATATCATTCTCATGTTGTTCAAGTGCATCCAGGTATGCGTCTCTAATCTCATCTACTTTAGATTTCATCTCTGTGATAGTATCTAACTTAGTTTTGCTAGAAAGTCTTTCTAAGAATGATTCATACACTTCTGCATGGTCTTTATCTTCTTTAGCTAAGTCTTTAATTGATTCAGTTAAAGTTTTAAGTGCTTTCTTTGATTCAGTTAGTGATGCTTTATTAGTGAATGATGGATTGTATACAAAGTCAAATGACATTAAATCATAGCTCTCTGGGATAATATCTTCAATATATCCAGAGCTTTCTTGTACAGTTTCTGAATCACCAAGTGCTCTTGAAGATACACCTAGTAGCTCTCCACCACCTCTTAGTTTAGCATACTCTAACATTGTTTTACAGATACGTCCTTGAGGAGTATCTAAGATATCTGCTTCCCCGTCCCATGATCCGTCTTCATTACGAGTTACATTAGTCCAAGCAATTGCTGCTTCGCTTAATGTAAGCTCTGCTCTGTCATCTAATGGGTGATCTAAACTTCCTAATAGTGAAGTAGGCTTAAGCTTACGACTCTCGTCCATAAACTTCCCTCCAGCACCAAATGAGTTTGGAGTATTCCATACTTCTGATGAGTAGCGAGTTCGGTTCTGTGATACCGCGTTTTCTACTGTCATGCTTTTAACACCAAATGTCCCTAGTACAGGACTACCTGGATCAGCTTTCTTATATGATTCTACGATACCAACATTTAGTCGGCTCTCTGTTATAATTGGTTTTTTAATCATTTGTTATAACCTTCTTTACTCAATAGATTTACGACGTAGTGTGATACTAGTACACCATTCTCTGGGAGATCTGGGTCCTGATATAGTTGTCCATCGTACTTTGTTTTTAATTTTGTTTGATCAACGATAGTTAAATATTGTCCACTATCTTTTTTGTTATACTTATTCTTTGGATCTAATTTTAATTTCTTCGTACCAATGATATCCTCAGCTACGAGACGTATCATTCTGTAATACTTTGCGTAGGTGTCCATAAAGTCTAACACTTCTGTTGCTGTATCTTGATAGCTTTCTAAGCCATTGATATAATCATCATAATATAAGTTGAGGTTCTCTGTTAACATGTCAACAGCTTTTTGATTATGTGAAACATACAGCGTTGGCTCAGACATATTAGTTCTTAATAGGATACCAAACAGTATTAAATCACCTTGTTGTTCTTTTGGTTCCATAGTGTTACCTCGCTTCGTTATTCTTCTTCTGTGATAACTTTGACTTGGTATGCTCTAAGACCTTGTTCTTCGAACTGTTTGTAAAGGAACTCTACTTTTTGTCCGACTTTAAGTTCTTTCTTACCCTCCATGATAACTTGTGAGTAGTGAACATAGATATCTAGATCTAGGTGGTCTTCACATGAAATGAATCCATAACCCTTCACTGTGCTAAAGCTTTTTACAATTCCTTTGCCTTGTCTTACTAATTCTTCTGTCATAACTTTTCTCTCCTATACTCGTTTTGTATTCTAGTGTTGTTGCGTGTGCGTCTTGTTGCACGCCTTACATATATATAATATACATATCTTGTGTTTTATATTCGACCGTTTTCGCATTTTAATATTTGTAGTACTCATTGACAAGAGATCTGTAGCCAAGTTCTCTCATCTTTTTGTATGTCAAGGCGTAGTGTTTCTTACCTCTATGCCATGTTCCACTGTATAAATATCTGATACATGTCTGAAAGTATATATCTAAGTAGTGTAAGCTATCAGGTGTATTAATGTTTGGAATATACCATCTAGACCAATTGATTGAATCATCTTGATCTGAGAATAGTTTATAGTTAATCTTCTTGATATAATCTCTTACAGCTACATCTCTTTTCACATTGTTAGTTCGTGCCCATTTACTGTACCACTTTGCCCTACGTTTAAAACGGGACTTCATCTTCGCTAAGGCTTTATCGGAAATGTCTACTGTTGTATTGACAAACTTAAACCCTAAGAAAGTGATGCCATCTTCTAACGTCATTACTTTCATTTTCTTAGGATTCAAAGTAATGCCAGCCAGAGCTACTTGCTGTTTGAAGAATGCTAATGCATCTCTTCCAGTGATCAGAGTATCATCTGCGTATCTAATATATTTATAATCGTGCTTCATCATCTGTTCATCTATCTTATGCATAAAGATATTGGCTAATATCCCGGCAATAGGTGAACCTGCCATTACACCTTTGTTTTCAACGGTTATGATGGCTTTCTTGTAACGTACTCGCTGTTCGCGTAATAGCTTCATGATAAAGATTGTTAAATCTTTGTCCTCGTCTTCTATGAAAGACGTTAATTCTAACTCTAACAAGTCTAGGTTAATTGAGTTGAAGTAATCTGAAAAATCATTCTTATAAACTAAGTCACCATGTGTTAATCCCCATCTTCGCAGTATACGGAAACCAGACTTAACTGATCTACCTTTTGTATATGCTAATGAGTTACCACAGAAGTCATCATTGTAATTGTTCAGCATGTACATGGCTGCTAACTTCAAGATTGTTCTGTATGGTTCAGGGTATACATACACTGTGCGCTTTTTCGATGTGTTAAACTCTGAGAGTAACACTTTTTGTGGCAGTGCAAAGCTCAACAGATATTCCTTGTTGAACTTTAAGTATTGTTTCTTTTGAATGATCTTCATGACTCTTCGCATTGTTTTAATGTCTGGGAATGGTTTAGCTTCCTCTAATATAAGGAAATCCTCCCATGACGACCTTTGTTGTATAAACTCGTATATATTCATATACTACCTCCTAAAACGCCACTGAGGGCGAGTTATTAACTATTTGTGTGATAC